AATAGGAATGAACAAGATAGCCGTAGCCAGTTTAGCTTCAAGTTTAACTTCTGCAATAGGGCCATTTATAACAACACTAACGTTTTTATACCCTAAAGGAGCATCGTCTGAAGCGCCAATTATTTTTAGCTTTCTATATTCTTCCATTTTTTTAGAAATAAAAGCAATAATACCAGCAGAAGTAACGTCCGCCAAAGACTGCCCTACAGCGAATTTTTCAAGAGATTCTGAAAGTTGAATTGCAAGAACATCCGCCATATAGACAGCTTGTAATGAATTATATACAAAATTTGTATCAAATCCGTAGGTAGTTTGATCGACTACCCATTTATTACCGGCTGTTTCTTGCTGCATAAAGAATAATCCTGCATCAATTGCATCTTCAACGTCACCTGGATTTCCAGAATCAAATCCTGAAGGATCTTTGAAGCTGATAACATTTGCAAATTTGTTAGTTAAAGATTTATTAAATCCTGCAGACTGCATACCAGCTGCAATACAAGCAGTATGCCACGGTTGATGTTCTACAACAGTTCCTGTAGAGTTAACCTGACTCGATTTTTGAAAAAACATGTTTGCTCTAAAGTTAGATAAAGAAGCTGCAGCAGCTTTTACAGCTGAATAACTGGCTTGTTTACTTAACATAGCTACTCTATTTCTTTTCATTTTAGGAGTTGACATTGCAAGAACGTGAGATTTTACAAGAGCGTTAATAGCATCGATTGTATAAGTTGAAGCTGAATCTGTTAGCCCATCTGCAATATCTTCAGAAGCATCTCTAGAAAATAACGGAATCACAAAGTTAACTTTAATACCTTCAAGAGAAGGAATAGCATTTGCGATATCAGCGGCGGTAGTAGATCCTTTTGCTCCTCCTGCTAAAAACTGAGAGGTCATCATTTCTGCTGGCAATCCTGCCATAGCAGTTGCTTCAAAATCAAGAACAGCACTTTCAGCAACTTTAACTTTAAAATTATGAAGCGCTCTTTTAATTCTTCCCGCTTCAAATCCTCCAGATGTAGCAATTCCAACAGCCGCTACTTCGTCTAATTTAACAGGACTTAAATTATTAGAAGAAGAAACTGAGGAAGCAGAGTAACCTTCTTGAGAATTAATGAAAGCCGCAAGGTCAGACATAGTTGTAAATTGATTTAAAACAATACTTAAATCAGAACCAGCTCCACCTGTAACTGTGGTAGTTAAATTACCGCCAGATATTGTTAAAGTAGCAGTAGTACCCGCATACGCTACGGTCATAGCCACTTGTGACTCTACTATAAAAGATTCACTTGTATTCGTATCCTGTCTATTAATAGATAACTGAACTTCTGGTTCTTGAGAAGATACAATAAGTTCTTCATCAAAACCCAGAACTGCTAAGTCTCCTGCAGTAGAGTCAATAAGTTCAAAAGATTTGCCAAAACCCTTTCCATTAGCATCTGAATCTGCATCAACAGAAATAGCAAGCGCTGTACTAGCAGAAACTGCTGCACAATTCATTCCAGCCGGTAAGAGGCCTTCTATCTCAGAAGCAAGGTCAGCAAGAGAAGCATGAGTACCAGTGCCTAAAGTGACTGCTACTTCGGCTCCACCATTTAATCTTATAGAAAAAGAAAGACCGTCAAAATCTGTAGCAGTAAACGGAGCTAAGCTATTTCCTGTAATTGAAGGAGCAACCTCTGCCTCCACTTGGCTTACTTTAAAAAAGTATTTATTTCCATCAACACCAAAATTCTTATCTTTTAAAGCACCATAAACTCCTGATGGAGAAGCGGTTATATCTGCTTCAGCTTTTGATCCGCCATTAGTTTTAACAATATACACTTTGCCAATTGATCCTTGGATATTAGTGTCATTGCTTGGAGAAATAAGAGCGGCCATAGCGTCTACGATTGGTCCTTTTAAATATTTTGCCTTTACTCTTGTTAATTGAGTAGCAGTAAAAAAGTTATCTTTAAGGACATCTTGTGTAAAATCAGCGCCGCCATCGGCTTCTCCGATAATAACAATATCTCCAGTACTAGAAATGCCTACCGGGGTTGATTTTACCGTTACGCTTGGGTAAGCTCCGGGAATGTTAGTGTTTACGAAACTCGTAGTTAGGCGTTGACTCATGATTATTCTCCTTATAAATAACTTAATTTATAGTTGATATACTTTTTAGCTGGTCTTGTTTGTTTATTAAGAAGCCTGACCAGTGTTCTCCTTGGTATATTTAACTCTAAAGCTGTTTTTGTAACACTTTCATAAATTTTGCCTGTATTTATGTCTACCACTTTATTTTTAGAATGTTCAATACTTTTAGGGTTCCAGTTTTTTCTTTGTTTCTCTTTAGTTGCTTCAGAAGCTCTGTATTGTTTTTTTGCCAAAGAGATCCTTCTTCTTGTCTCCTCACTAGGATTTTTTTTAGACATGCTAATTTTTTCTCTAGTTTCTTTAGACAAAATCTTGCCTTTTTGACTTTGGCTCATTCTATTTTTTGAAATAGATGAATATTTTTTATTATTACCGCCCTCTTTAAGGTTATATCCCTTAGGTGCTACACTATTAAATTTCAATATATACAACCATTCTTTGTAATTTAATTCTGATAAATTATTTGCACCGTCAATTTCTTCTATTACAAAATTTTCTTTACCATATTTTTTGATAGCTCTACTTAAAGCTGTACACTTATTGCTTGAGCAATGTTCTCTCCATCTTTTTTGTAAACTACAAATAGTTTGACCTATGTAGTATTTCTTATTAATTTTGTTTGTTATTTTATAAATAAACATTATAATTTATATCCAAAATGTTCTACGCCCTTATCAAACAGCTCTTTTTTATCATGCTCAATTGTTTTAAGGTGTATCCAAATTACTTCCTCTAAAGATTTATTCAGATTAAGTTTTTTGTTTAATTTCAAGAAGTATTTTCTAAATTCTTCTCTATTGTTGTTTTTGTCTTTTTTCTTATTTTTTATCATATTTTACCTATTAGCCCATGTTAGAATTTAATTTATTATTTTTATTATATTTTAAATTTCCTTCAGCTTGTTCACTTGTAGGAGTTTGGGTTGTGGCCGTGTCTCCAAATTTAAAACCAGGGGCTTCTGAATATTTAACAGAGGCACCAGGGATTTTCATTCCCACTTTACCTGGCTCATTCAGAGCAGGTGCTGTTCCCATTTGATCCTTACGAGGCATTGGTATAGGACTTTCAGGCATGTTTAATTGCTTTCTTCCATCAGGTAGAGTTGAAGAAATGGATCCGTCTGAATTTATGCCCGTTACTTTTGCATTTGGATTTGGTGTTTTTGCAGCAGTCGCAGCAGCAGGTTGTGCTGCAGGACCTTGTGCTGCAGGTTGTGCAACAGCAGGAGTAGAAGCAGGAGCTGGATTCATTTTATTTGCATAATATGCACCCGGACCTGTAACGTCTTTTTTAGCCTGCCAATCTTTATAAAATTTACTGTCTGTTGGAACTCCAGATTTTTCAGGATTTTTAAATTCATCTTGAGTATAGGTGTGGTATTTTTTACCACCATACTCAAAAACATTACCACCACCGCCAGTTGCGGTTCTGGCTTGATTAAAAGCATCTTTGAAATTTTTTGCATTTTCAACTTTATAAGGATTTTTCATATCATATTTTTGAGCAACATCAGGAGCAGTGCCAGCAGGAGCTTGAGCAGCGGGTAATCCCAATGTTTGTTTCATTTCTGTGTTAGATTTTTCTTGAAAATTTCTTTGAGAACCTTCCGGCGCATTTTGAAGAACATATTGTCCTGCATTTTTGCCTCCATATTGTTGATTTTCTATATTTCGATCCGATCTTCCCATTTGTTGTTTTATAAAATTTTTATCTGTTGCGCTTTGTCCTATTTGAGCAGGATCGAGTGCTGAATACGCTATCCCTGCAGGTCCGGCAAGTCTTGCTAATGGAGCAGCTTTTGAAGCCACTTTCCCAGCTAACCCTAAAGCTCCCTGTCCTGTTTTAGATGCTAAACTTGCTGCGTTTTGTCCAACTTTAGATGCAGCGCCTTTTGCACCTTCTGCAACTCTAGATGCAGCGCCTTTTGCACCTTCTGCAACTCTAGATGCAGCGCCTTTTGCACCTTCTGCAATTTGATTTGGTGTCAGATTCCCAGCTCTAGATGCAAGATCAGAAGCTCTTCCACTGATTTTGCTCCCGAGTTCTTTTGCTCCTGTTTTTAATTTATTTCCCAAGGCCCCTGGTAATTCCTTAATTGGCCTATCTTGAAACGATGCTCCTTCTAAAGGTAAATCTAATTGTTTTTTTCTCAATTCCTGAATCTTCTGAATGTAAAACTTTTCTCTTTTTTTCATTTCTTTATCTTCACATTCACACTTTTCAGTCTTGTCTTCACAAGAGCAATCTTTTTCACTTGCAGCCATAGGGTATTCTAGGTCTTCTTTTGAAGGTTTTTTGCCGTGTTTAGCTTGTAAATCATGTTTATAACTTAAACGACTAGAAGCGTCTTTACTTTCTTGTTTTTTAGGGTCTGGGTATTGCCTAGATCCTTTTACATTTTGTTTCCATTTACCACTTTTTGCGTTGTATGGATCGTTTCTTTCGGCTCGGGCTTGTTTTTTTTCTGTAGCAGATTTTCCTTCATCAACACGAGCCTTTTCAAGCTCATGCTCTTTCTTCACCATCTTATACTCGATGGTATGACCGCAAGCTTCGGGCTTGACAATTTGATACTGAATATCTTTTTTATTGTCTTGGCTCATATTTAGTTTTCTTTATTTTTTTTGTCTCTTATTTCTTTAATACGATCAAACTGACCGGTATTTGAAGTTTTTTGTCCCGGTTTAAAAGCTTGACCAAATCCAGCCGCTCTCTGAGCAGGGGTCAAAGCTTTAGATTTTCCAGCCTTTTCTCCTCGTCTTTTGATATGAGTAGGGGCATTTTCTTTAGGGTCACGAACCATTTCAGGATCTTCTTCTTTTTTAATTCCCGGAAAACCAATCTGAGATCCTATAGAAGGACCGCCTGTGGTGGCAACACTCCCCGGCATTGTGCTATTTGAAGACATGAGCTTTTTAAGTGGTTGTTCTTTTTTTACCAGCGTTTTGTACTGTACAGTGTGCATACCAGATTCAGACTTTCTGAATTCGTATTCACTTTCTTCCTCATCTTCTTCTTCATTTTCATCAGATTCTTCTTCTGATTCGTCATCGCTCAGAGGTTCGTCTTCCATTTCGGAATCCTCACTTTCAGCTACAGGAGATTTTTCTTTTTTAGGTTCGCTTTTTGAAGCACTTGATGCTCCTTCACCTTTTAAAGACTCAGGACATTCAGCTTCATCATTTTTAGGCTCTTCACCAGCATCAATCTCATGAGCAGTATTTTTAGATTTTTGCAACATTTCTTCATGTTTTTTTAAAGTATTATGAGCTTTTTCTAGAATCATTCTAGCAACTTCCGCTGGCGAATACGTTTTTTTATCAGACATAAAAATCCCCTAATTTTATATATTAAAGATTAATTCTAATCTATTTAAATAGCTAAAATAATTAAATAAAATCAACAACTTATTAACAATCCCACCTTTTAAGTGCAGCGCCTTTAGGTGTCAGTTTTCCTTTTTTGCTTGTTGCACCTTTTACTCCGGACATTCTGGCGCAAAAAGACTTTCTTCTAGCAGCTTTTTTAGGTGATTTTTTTGCTTCTTTTGAAGAAACTGGAGCTTTTAAATTAGATCCTGTTTCTCTGTTGTATTTTTCTCTAGCTTTTGCGCTCAATCCACCTTCGCTTGAGTGTTTTTCTTTATTATATCCTATAAACGGTTTTTCTTTTTCTTCTTTTTTAACAGGCTGACAAGAACCTTCTGAGTATGCCTCTTTACCCGGAGTTGGCTCATAGCCCTCCCAGCATCTTTTTTCCATTTTTGATTTACAAGCTTTTGAAATTACATTTAAATTTTTTAAAAGCTTGTCAACAATTTCTTCATTTTTTTTAACATCTTGAACTAATTTATCGGATTTTTTTTCTGTTTTAGTTTTATTCAAAATACTAGAACTTCCCTTAGGAATATCATCCGGATTTATTTCGGCAGTTGTATTAGAATCTAAAACATCCTCTATTGCATCTTTTTTATGTCCCAGCTTATTTACATTTTTATAAAGAGACTTTAATAATAAATCAGCTTTTTCTTTTAAATAATTATCCATACTTACCTCTGTATAAAGATTTATTCTGGATCAGTTTTGGCTACCCAAGAATCCTGATCCTGATCAATAATTTCAGGTACTTCTCCATCATTTTCGTTCACCATTATTAAACCTGCGTCAATTCCGTCAACGATATTAATAGTTTCTATAACACGTTTTGGAGCTTTAATCCAAGTATTCTCCACTTGTCCGGTTAGCGTTATAAATCTGCTGTATACATTTTCTCCAAAACTTTGAAATGCGTCATTTCTGATCATATCAGTTGTTGTAAGATTTGATATTTGAAAATTTCTACTTTCTATCAACCCTTCTCTATATCTTAATAATCCATACATCATTATGGAGTATAGCCATAAAAGAGCATTTGGATCCCCATGAACATGGCATCCTATAGAAATATTTTCTTGAAAAGTAGCCACTTCTCTTCTGGCTTTATATATTCTGTATTCTGGAATTATTGCAATAACTTGAAAATTTATCACAGTTCCAGCTGTAATAAAAAATCCGTTGTTATTTTTGCCTGTAATTATAAAACCTACCCCTGTTTGGGGATTTATAATTGCCATTCCCGGTTGAACTATAATTAAATTTACTGAATTAGGGACTTCAAAAAAACCCGTAGCTTGGTCGTACGAGGTGTAGTAAAAAGGGGGGATAATATAAGGAACAACTTTGCCGATTTGAGTGGGGTTTAAAGTTTCTACTAAATGAGTCATATCCGCCATTCTGGCCAAACTTCTGTCCTCTATGTTATTTCCTATGGCAATCGTTACACAAGGCATTTTTTCAAGATCCATTCTATGCGGTAAAAAAACAGACACCTCATTGTCGGTTATCCATTTTTTTGCATTTTCAATTTCTTTTTGTCCATATATACCAG